TATTTGTGTATCACATTGTGCTACGGTAATCTTATGGCCTGTTTTATGCATGTGAACTAACTCATTCATGAATTCTTTGAGTTCATCATTAGACACAGATCCTGATGTGTCAACACCAACAAGTATATGATTTTTAAATTTAATCTTTAAACCAGGATTAGCAGCATATCTTTTATTATACTTTCTCCTTAACTTCTTAGTATATGAGATAGTAGAATTACCAATAAATCTCTTTAAATAACCTTTCCAGTCAAATGATGGTGGTTCAATATGTGTTAACCTATCAATAAGTTCAGCAAGCTCGCCAGGAACATGACCACATCTTTTAACAGTTTGATCTGCAGTTTCTTTCAATTGATGTTCAACTTGTTTATGTACAAGTTTTTTATCAGCTTCAGATAATTCATCAAATTCTTGCCATGTTGGATGATCATATGGACTATCACCATTCATTTGTTGCATTACATTATTTAATGCATCACATTCACCATCTTCACAGGCCTGGTCTAATAAGTCATAATAAACTTTAGTACCTGCTTTAGTTGGAAGATTTAATTCTGCAAATGTTTCTAATTTTAAACCTCCATCTGGAAGATAATCATCATCTATATATTGATTAATCTCTATATCTGCTGCTATGTTAAACAACTTAAAGTTTGGAAATCTATCTTTCATTATCATATGTCCAAATGACACATGTAATAATTCATGTTTAAGCAAGCCTATTTGATGTTTATCAGGTAATCTTGTAAAAAATTCAGGGTTAATTGATAATTGTATACCAATACCTTTTGGACTCACACCTGCTGTAGGAATGTCCTTTCTAAAGACTTTATTAAGCCCAATTAAAAAGAGCCCATAAAAGGGCTCTGATAATATTAATGTTTTACTAGCTCTTGCAAGCTTGTCCTGCATAAGTTGTTTATTCATAATTTAAATTTATTTTAATATCTTTGATGATCTTTGTTCCTCCTATATGTTTAAGATGATTAGTAGCTAACTCTAGAATCATTTCTTCTATTATTTTCATTTCAATATTAGGAATCATTTGAGTTTTTGATATATGTTTTTTAATAACTGGAAATAGATTTTTCCATTCTAAGTTAATACCAAACATATCATCTACAACTAGAAAAAGACTATTTGATATTGATCTACGTAATTTAACCCTATTCTCTTTATATAATGATTTTAATAATAATGTCATCATTACTTTGTTTGGCTCTAAGTTTTTAAGAACTTCTATAGCAACATTATAATCATCCTCTATATCATTGTTTAACATTTTTTTTATGTTGTGAAATTCTTCATAGCTTAATTTCACTTTAGTTTATATGGTTTATTAAACTCTGCATCATCAGGTTTTGACATCTTAACATCAGAATCTTTCTTCTTGTTCTTAGATTCATATTTACCTTCTATTTTTATTAATACTCCTGGTTCTTCTTTGTTGTATTCAAAGTCTTCTAGGACTGGTATGATAAATGTTGCATTATCATCTTCTATCCAACCATGTTTAGTCATTTCATCCTGCACAGTCTGTAAAGGATTAATGTGATCAAACTTATGGCGTGAACCTCTTATAAATTTAAAAGAAACATATACTGGTGTTTCATACTTTGCAAACTCTTTAGCAAAAGATGCTGCAGTACTCTTATAGATACTGTCTGTATCTTTTCTGTACTTCATTGTTGTTTTACTTGCTATAAAGAATTTTCCTGTCCACCTTCTGCTATTTTTAGAACTTGGTACATTACCTGGTATAAACCATGATGAAAATGAACCTAATATTGAATCATCTTTCATTTGTTTAAAGCTTTTAGATTCTTAATTTCTTTTAAGTATTTTCTAATAGTTTTTGAAACAGTTGCATAGTGACAATCTAGATCTATGGCTATTACTTTCATAGGTGTATCCATATTGTTCAACCAGTATTCAAGTATTTTAGAACGTTTATCTGTTCTTATTGTATACTTACCTTTATCTAAAAGTAATATACTTTCTTTCTCTATTAACTTCTTACTTAAAAGTTCTTCAGAAGAAGCTTCAGTTTCTCCACTGTATTTCCACAGTTGATCTGCAGTCTTAACAATAGGGCCATTATCTTTTTGCCATTGTTGTTCTTCTTCCATTTGTATGGCTACGTGATGTCTATTAATCATCCCTGTGTTTGTTCATTTCTTCTAGTACTTTTTCTAATGCCCACTTTTCTGCAAAACGTATTAACTGTTCTTCAGTGTATTCTTGTTTTCCTCCTGGGTCAAATATTGAGTCATCCTCATGTATTGAGTGTAAATATTCTTTTGCATCCATTTCTTTAACGCCCTTATTAGTGAGAGGGTCTTTACTCTTTAAATTCAATTCCGTTAATTCCTTTCCAAGTATTCTCTGTGTCATCTACTTTTACTTCTTTGTTCTTTACTACTAATGCTAAAACTAATATTATCACTAATGATATTAAAGCTACTCTTTCTATTTTTTTATCCATAGTTTCTTTGTTTGTCTTTTAAATTGATGAATAAACAAGACAAATTAATTGCCAAACTACTAATAATGTGGATATTATAACAAATACCACTAGAGGAAAAACACACCCATACATTGCTTGGTCATCTTGTTTCATAATTCTTTATAGTATTTAGAACCAGTGTTCTTTGGTTCATATTTTTTGTTATTATTATAGTCACCAGACTTTCTTGATCTCATCTCACCAGTATCAGGATTTCTTTCATAGATTTTATCTACAAATATACCTTCTGTTACAGATACAACTTTGTCCATGTTTTTTACAAGCTTTTCATTTGCTTTGGTGACTCTATTGCCTCTAATAGATCCCATTACTATAAGCACTGATGCTATAAATAGTACATAATATATAAATATTTCCATAATCATTTTTTTAGTGTTTCAGATAGCAACGGTGCTATAGTTTCTTTTATTTTATTTATTCCATGTTTTTTAACAGCATCAGATAGATCTTTTTCAATTTCTAAATAAGTACCGTGAATTTTATAGTGTAATAAATACTTATTTATTGCAGCATGTCCTGCTTGATCATTATCAAATAAAGTAATAATCTTTTTAAATTTACTTTTAAGATTATTTATTAAATAGGGTTTAATCATTGTATTTTCACTGTCTGGTGCAATTACTTCAACATTAAAGTTGAACTGTCTTAAACACATTGCATCTTTTAGAGATGAACAAATAATTAAATTTGGTTTTGTATATACAAGTTGATCTAGACCTTGTGTGTATGGTCTAACTTTAATGAACTTATAATTTTTTTGAGATGGTTGGTAGATTTTATATATTAAGCCATTCTTGTCAAAGTATCCATACATCTGCTTATTTCTAATAGTAATCTTATCAAATGAGTTATCATCCTCCTTAATCATATTATAATACTCAATTGGGTATACATTAAACTCTTCAAGAATAGAGGCACCAATGTTAAATGATAACCAAAAGTCAACATCCTCATTATACCATCCTCTTTTCTTTATAAAATCAACTTTATATTTTGCAGCTGGAGTACATTCTATTCTATCATGTTCCCCGTGCTTAAGGATATACTTATTGTAATCCTCAATTATACGAAATAATGCTTGTGAGAAATTTAATTTGAAAATCTCTTGAACTAAATCTATTGCACTACCCTGGCTTCCTGAACTAAAGTCTTTAAATCTATAATCTCCTGTAGTTTTTCCATAGTATATAAACATACTTGGGGTTCTCTCAGTAGGATTAAAAATAGATTTAACTTGTAAATCTTGTCCAAATAGTCTTTCTGGTAGGTCTAGATAGAATTCAAATACCCAAGCAGTATTAACATCTTTCTGATCTTTTATAAAATTCTTTGTACTTATCATAGTTAAAAAAAGGGGACAGTTTCCCATCCCCCTTATTTATTTAAATATTAAAGCTCAAAGTCTCCTCCTGTTGACCCATTTGTCTTTGGTTCAAAAGAAGTAGATTCTTGCTTTTTTGCTATAGCTCTAATATGCACTGATGCATCAAAGTTTAATAATCTTGTAGTCATAGGTTTTAGATTTTCAAGTCCAACTCCTTCTTTAGAGATTCTTGGAATGTAAAGATCATTATTTATATAACCTTCTTTGTTTTCCCATTCTCTTGATGCTAAACAACTATTCATCCATTCAGAACCTTTTTCATTATCAGTGAATAAAGATGCACATTGAGTCATAAAGTCTTCAATTGTTGCTGCTTCAATAGAATCTAAACCATCTCTCATATCAAGAACTTCAGATAAGAATATCATAGATTTAAGAATCTCTTGATCTTTACTGATTTCTCTACCACTTGGTAATGTTGCATCCTTAAATGGAAATGGACTCATTCTAACTCTACCAACTTGACCTTCATATCTTCCTAATGAGGAATTGTTTTGATCTCTTAAGAAACCTTCAAACTCTCCTGTTACAGGACGGCTTTCTATATGCAACATAATATTATGTGCTTCAGAATCATATGGTGTTAAATCATATGTGATCTTGTTGATTTTGATTTCATGGTTTCCAGGTCCAAGAACTGGTCTTGCTTTTCCTGATCCTGCTTGTAATCCCTTTGTGTTTAACATAACTTTCTTTTTTAAATTTAATTCATTCATATTACTTTTTTTTAAGATTCATACTTTGTTATACAGTCTTTTACAAACTGTAAATCATTTTCTATAAAGGATTCCTCAAACATTTCCATAGGAGACTTACATGTGTTTTCTCCATTGTTCTGTGTATCAAATCCATATTCTAATTTGTCCTCACTCTTCTTTACTCTACCAAATAATACTATAGAGAAAAGGCCTTCCAAAGTTAATGTATTATCTATCATTTTACCAATAGTTTTAGCTTTAACTTTTCTGTTTCCGTTTACATCTGTTGTTTCTTCTGAATGTGTTAAGAAAAAGACATATAAATTATCTCTCAGATCTTTTGGCATCTTAGCAACTTGTGCTAAATTAGCTGCAATCTGTGTAAACTTATCATATCCTTTTTCATTTGCTCTATCAAAATATTCAAATGAACTCATATACTGCCAATCATCTATAATTAAATTAGTGATGTGTGGCATCTTATCATTAACATGCTGTATTGCTTTAATTATACCTGGAGCTGAAGAAGCTGAGGTCATGTTACCTTTTGGATTGTCTTTAGAAATATTTGAATAGTTCTTCTTCCAACCTTTAAAAGGTAATGGTTTGTTAGCAATGTTAATAATGAATGTTTCTTTTGGATCTAGGTTTCTCATACTTGTTGACTTACCTGTCCCTGAGTCTGCTATGACTAATACGCTGTGTGCCATTTATTTATTTAATTTTTGATTAATACTTAGTAATGCTTTTTCTATTCCTTTTAGTACATCAACTATCCCTCTTTCAGTTTCTGGGTTAGGTAATGAATCAAAAGCTTTTTGTTCTACTTCAGGATCTCCACTATTTAATGGTAATCCTTTTCTGTCAGTAACATCATTTATAACTTTCAATTTAGATACAGGAACAATATGTCTTTGAAATCCAGAGTTACTAGTTATCAATTCATAATCATCTTTCCAATTCTTATTATTTTTTAACAAGTATAATGTTCTCTTTGGATCCTCAGTACTATAATCTATACTAACAAACTCAGTATAAATATCTTTATTTGGGATTAATTCACTAGGAAAGAATGTTATATGTAAATCATCTTTCCCTGGTGGCCTGTATGCCATCTTTGGTATATATAGAGAATTATTTACACTATCTAAATATAGATTGTGCTCTTCTCTTAGTTTAAGTACTTTTGCTTTACGTTCTTCTGGTGTCATATATTATCTTCTTTGTTGTTGTGGTGGAGTATCCATTTCATGTATTTCCATTCTTTCAAATGCTGCTTTAAAGAATGACATACGTGCATCACCATTCCTTGCTTTAAGGAAGTGAAGTACTAAAGTTTTATCATCATCTATTATAAATCTATCAGGACCATAAAACTTAATTTTTTGTTTAGCAGGTCTATTAATTCCTATTAGAGTATCTGCATGTTGCAACATTGCATCTGAACCAAATATATCTGATTCAAGTACATAGTTTCCATACTTACCATCTACTGCTCTATCAGGATTATCAATATTTCTATTGAGTTGTGATAATGCAATAAACATTATAGGATATTCACGCTTAACTTGAGTGAAGAATTCACCTAACTCAAATAACATATCTAACCTGTTGTTTTGATAGGGTGCTCTCTTTACTAGAATAGTATGGTCTAGAGTTACAATAGTTTTTTTACCTTTATGCTCATTCATATATGCATCAATCTGTTCCCTCATCTGATTAACAGTCATTGGAGTAGATATAATATCAACTGGATTTGTAACTCTAGTTTTAGCATATGCATGACATTTGTCAAAAGTAGATTGGTCCAATACAGTACCAGCACTACATAATTGTTTATATGTCTGACCTGTAAGTGATGAGAATTCTCTAATAGCTGAAGTTCTACCTACCATCTCAAATTGAAATTCTAATACACGGAAATCT